AATTTTGTGGGTAAATTAAAAACATATCCTTCATCAGATACATGGTTTTCTCAGAATAAACGTCCAGACATTACAACAAATTTAGAAGGACAAAATGATAATTGGTCATTAAGTCCAGCATCTGGTAGAACCGGTTTTGGTTCAGAGTATGATGATTGGGGAACAAACTGGACAGGTAAACAAGTAACTGAATCACCACAAAAAAGTGTAGAAAAATCTGGTAAGACCTCCAAGGCAAACAGAAGTACTGCAGAAATGGGAACTTCTAAATCGCGGGTTGGAATTAGTGCTAATACTGCTCCTGAAGCAGTCATGAAAACGGTAGGTAATAAAGTTATTGATACAACGGTTGTTCCATACGTAAGGAGTCAAACAATTCAATTTGCGGCAACCGGATTACAACCACAAACCAATGTTTATGTATGGTTTGGAGAAACAGATGTATCCGCAAATGTAAGACCGGCTACTAAATTAAGTCTTATTGCAACTAATGGAACATTTCAAGTAGGGGAAACAATTAAGGATGGTGCAAATAATTGGGGTACAATTTTACTTACTTCCAACACATCTTCCACTAATACCGCAACAGTATATATTTCAAATTTAACCGGAAACATATCTTCTACTGATTCTGTTAAATATGGTTCAGCAAATACTCTTCCAGAAGGCCAACGTGAAATATTTCCTACATCTGCTAATATTGGAGATGCAACTCATGTGTTTACTGTGTCCAATACGGTTTCAGGTGTAACTAGTGAAGCATCTGCTAATATTGCAACAGTGGAAAAATTTGAACTTGGTATAACCAATGGTGTCATGAAAACTGATGCAACTGGACAATGTGCCGGAGAATTGTTTATAGATGATGGTATTTGGAGATCAGGTGATAAACTTCTTAGGATTACAGATAGTGTTCTCAATAATGTTGAATCGACAGTAACGGTAGCAGAAACAAAGTATGTAGTTAAGGGACTTTTACAGACACGTGAACAATTATTGATTTCAACAAGAGAAGTTCAAAATCTTAGAGAACTTCCCAATGATGAGGCTATTGTTACGGATACAGTTGCAAGGTCAACAGAAAAAACAAATTGGATCAATCCATTGTGTCAAACACTTCATGTTGATCCTAGTACATTTCCAAAAGGATTATTCTTAAGAAATATTACTCTATATTTTTCAGCAAAAGATGTTCATCTTCCTGTTACATTGCAGATTAGACCGATTGTTAATGGATTTCCAAGTGCCTCTAAAATAGTTCCATTTAGTGAAGTTATATTGAACCCAGATGTAGTACAAGTTTCAACTGTTGCAAATTCTGCAACAAGTAATACAACTACTAGTACAGTTTTCACCTTTGAGTCTCCTGTTTATTTGACACCAGATGAATATGCTATAGTTATATCAACAAACAGTACAACGTATAAATTACACATAGCCGAAGAAGGAATAAACTCTGCGGGAACTACAAACAAAATATCCAAACCTTCTTTTGTTGGTTCATTCTTTAAACCACAAAATGCGGGACTTTGGGAGGCGCATCCAGATAAGTATTTGATGTTCAATGCCCAAAGAGCTGACTTTACTATAGGAACAGGTGGAAACACGAACTTTGTAAAATTTAGTTCTGATGCAAATTCTGCTACTGGTAATACCGCGAATGTATTAGCTGATAAAATTAAGATCGGAACTTCTACTGTTGGATTTAGTGATACAAGCATTCAATGGAAATATGCGGCATCTAATGGTACGTTTGCATTAGCCGATGGTACTGAAGGTTCTGCACAATATGTTGTGTTTAGTCCAGATCAAAACTATGAATTAGTAGATCAAAAAAGATTAGTTTATAGTACTAATGGATCGTTTAGAATTAGAGCTGAAATGACATCTGCTAATTCTCATGTATCGCCTGTTATTGATATTGACCGAATGAATGTAATTTCTATTGAGAATTTGGTTGATAATGGTGGACTTTCAAATTCAGATATTTCAATAACAACTAGAGGTTCTGGTTATGTAAATGTGATGTCTTCAGCTTATGTTGCAACCTTAACAAGTGGTGGAACTACTAATACTGCAACTTTGAATGTTCATGTTGAAATGACAATGAACGTTAATACTTCAGCAACGACAAACTCGACTGGTGGAACTGAAAACTCCCTGAGAAGTGCTAATGCTGGATATACGGTTGATGGTTCAGAAAATCCTGCAGCGTTTAAGATTGGTGAGGCTGTGATGGCCGGTACTGCAGCAGATAGTTTAACGGGAGCAACAAATGGAGTTAGTGGAATAGTTGGAATTGTTTCAGCGGTTACTTATCTAGAAGATAATACTTCAAAGAACGTGTCATCAGTTACTATTAAAACGGATGCCAATAATTCATCTATTGCAAGTAGTGGAGCGGGTGGATTTGCTAATGCTGTTTTAATTTGGGCAAATCCAAACGCACAAATTAATGCAACTAGTGGATTTCAACCTGGTGGTGCGAATGAAAATCAGGCTAGCAATACCCAAATGAGGGTACTCATCGCCAACGGCTTTGTTTCAAATGTTGTAGTAAAGACGGCTGGTTCTGGATATACTCAGAATCCAACTGTTAGTATGGCTACTGTTTCGGGCACAGGATCTATTAATGCAGCTGTACAATGTACAGGAGAAGAGAGAAATAGTGGTGGCCCAATAAATGCAAAATATATTTCGCGAAGGGTTACTCTCAAAGATGGTTTCGATGCTTCAGATCTAAAAATTATTCTGAATGCATATAAGCCGTTGGGTACTGATGTTCATGTATATTACAAAGTTAAGAATGCAGATGACCCTGATGACTTTGATTTGAAGAACTACACATTAATGAGTCAAGAAACTTCTGCAGGTAGAATTTCTAAAGGTAAAGAGGATATTCAAGAATTTATCTATAAAACTTCTTCCGAAGATACATCTTATACATCAAATAGTATAAGATACGAAACCTTTAAAACTTTCGCAGTTAAAATTGCTCTTGTGGCTAATACTACATATGATATGCCGAGAGTAAGAGACATGCGAGCAATTGCCTTGGACTAAATATATGAGTATGTTACAAGTACAAACAGATGATCCCAGTTTCGTTAGAGATATACATTCTAAAGCATTATTAAACACGGATTACACTGCTTTACAACGACATAGAAGAGAACGAGCATATTTTTATGAACAACAAAGTGATATAAATAGATTAAAGGGTCAAGTTGATGAACTTACAACGATAAGGGAAGAAATGCTTGAAATAAAAATCCTTCTTAAAGAAATAATTAGTAAATAGGAGCTATAAACCATGACTGCTAATGTCGCCTTAACAGATACCTTTGACCAATGGAGAGTTAAAACTAACGAGCTACTTGTTGGTACACAATCAGATGGTATGGCCAACATAATTAAAACTACTGATACCACGAATTCCACCAGTAATACTACTGGGTCTATTATCACAGCGGGTGGAATAGGTGTGGCCAAATCTGCACACATTGGAGGAGATTTAAAAGTTTGGGGAGATGTGACAACCGTTGGAGATACTACTATTAGTGGAAATCTTACGTTTGGTGATGCTTCTACAGATCAAGTAACATTTGATGCAGATATTAATTCTAATCTGATTCCGAATGCCAACCTTACTTTTAATGTTGGTAATACGTTGAATCAATGGGCAAATACTTATACTGGACATTTAGCTGTAACACAAAAGTCAGATTCAGGAAAATCCGCTGTTACAATTACTTCAACAGCTGTAGATCAGATTGGAATAAGTGTTGTTGCTAGTCAAACTACCGCAGATGTTTTTGATATTGCAGCAGATGCTGTCACGACTGCAAGGGTTATTGATATTACTGCTGATGGACTGACTACTGGTTCTGGTATTTACCTTGATGATAATTCAGCCTCAACCGGCACAAGAAAAACAGTAGAAATTATACAAAATAATGCGGCAGCAATAGCTGCAACCGCTTTGCAAGTACAATCTGATGGTGGTATAACTGGAATTACTCTCGACAAGAACTTTTCAGATGTTGCTGCCGCTACCGTTACAGGATTACACATTGATTTTGACAGAACAGTGCCTGGGTCTGGAACCGCAACCTTCACAGATATTGGAATTGATTTAGATGTAAACGCTGCTGGTCTTGGAACAACTACTACAACTGGATTGGATATTGATGTTGTCGGTGCTACTACTGGAACACACACTGCAATTGGACTTGATGTGGCTGTAGGTTCAGCAGACACTAACATTGCAGCAAGGTTTACTGGTGGTGAAGTGGCTATGTTGACGACCACCAAACTTTCATTTCATGATGTGGGGGGTGGAGAAAATATTCTAGCTTCTGCCGATGGTCATTTAGAGGTCAATGCGGGAACAACTTTAGACATTACAGCCCCAACCGTTGATATCAATGTAGCAACTACTCTTAATGTTGATGGTCCCACACAAATTACTGGTGCAGTAATAGTGGGTGTAAATGATACTGGTCACGATGTTAAGTTCTTTGGTGCAACAGCTGGTAAGTCACTACTTTGGGATGAAAGTGCTGACAGTTTAATTGTTACAGGGACAACTACCCTTGTAGGTACAACTAATCTTGATGCAGTTGATATAGATGGTGTAACACAAATTGACGCTACAGTAACAGTGGGTGTAAATGATACTGGATATGACGTTAAATTGTTTGGTGCGACTGCCGGTTCTTTTATGTTGTGGAATCAAGCTACGGATTCGTTACACTTAACAGATTCTTCGCCAATAAAAGTTGGTGACGCTCAAGATATGACACTATATCATGATGGCACAAATTCTTATATTACTAATGCAGTCGGTATTCTTAAAGTAGCAACTGAAGCTTCTGGTATTGCCGTATCAATAGGACATACAACTTCTGAAACGACTATTAATGATAATTTGATAGTTACTGGCGATTTGACAATTAATGGTACTACCTCAACAATAAACAGTACTACTTTAACGGTAGATGACAAAAATATTGAAATGGGGTCCGTTGATACTCCTTCTGACACTACGGCAGATGGTGGTGGTTTTACTCTAAAAGGCACAACGGATAAAACTATTACATGGACTAATGCAACTGATGCTTGGATTTATAATCAAGGAATAATAGTTGGTGTAGATAATACTGGCCACGATGTTAAATTCTTTGGTGCGACTTCTGGTTCTTTTATGTTGTGGAATCAAGCTACGGATTCGTTACACTTAACTGATAGTTCCCCGATTAAGGTTGGTGACGCTCAAGATATGACACTATATCATGATGGTACAAATTCTTATATTACTAATTCAACTGGTGCTCTTAAAGTGGCAACTGAATCTTCTGGTATTGCAGTCACAATAGGACATACAACTTCTGTAGTAACTATTGGTGATAATTTGACAGTTACGGATACCATTACAGAATCTTCTATGAGAGAAATGAAAGATAATATTCAACCTATTGAAAATATACTTCCAGCTGTAATGCAAATGCAAGGAGTAACATTCGATTGGAAAAAAGATAAAGATAACGATAAGAGATCAAATCATTATGGATTTATAGCAGAAGATGTAAATGAGGTTCTTCCTGGGTTAGTATCTTACAGTCCAGACGGAAAACCAATGGGTATTCAATATTCAAAAATGACTGCCGTTCTTTTAGAAGCAATTAAAGAACAACAAGTTCAAATTGATGAACTAAAATCTTTATTAAATTAAATAGTCACAGATTTCCTTATCATATAAATAGTATAGGAACAACTATATAAACTACACTATTATAGAAGGAGAAAGATTGTGGCATTGACCCTCCAAAAACAAACTGTTAATCTTGTAATAGATCAAGGTTGCACGTTTGAAAAAGTAATCACCGCGCAAAATACTACTAGTGGAAACGTTACCATCTCCACCGGTACTTGCGCCGCTAAGATGCGTCAATCTTACTATTCCTCAAATAATATTACTACTTTAACTACTGCAGTTGCAGGATCAAACGTAACACTTTCGTTAACCGCAACTCAAACTGCGGCGGTTACTCCTGGAAAATATCTTTTTGATGTTGAATATACTCAATCAGGTGGTACAATAGTAGAAAGATTAGCAGAAGGAATTATAACGATATCTGCAGAGGCAACAAAATGACACAACCCACAACTAGATCAACTTTTAAGGATTATTGTAAACGAAAACTTGGCTGGCCAGTAGTAGAATTAAACCTTGATGATGACCAAGTAGAAGATTGTATCGATGATTCTCTCCAATTCTACCAAGAATATCATTATGATGCAACAGAGAATACATTTCTAAAACATCAAATAACCGGATCTACACTTAAATTAGCAGGTGCTCCAAGCGGTGATTTTACAGATGGTGAAGTAATTACTGGTGGAACGAGTGGTGTACAAGCAATCGTACACGCATATCATAGTGCTAATACTACTTTAAGATATAAAGATCCAGAAGTTAAATCGGGTGGAGATGGTAATACGTTTTATGCAAATACTACTACTACCTTTTCAACTGGTGAAACCATTACAGGTAATACTAGTTCGGCAACAGCAACAACTCATGCATCAACTGCAGCTGCAATAGGTGATTTTGATAACAAATATATATCAATAGCCGAAGCAATTATTGGAGTTCGAAGAGTTATTCCTTTCTATGATAACTCTAAATCTAATACTATGTTTTCCTCTAAGTATCAATTTGCATTATCTGAAATGCATAATATGGGGGGTGGATCATTAACGAATTTTACACTGTCTCAGCAACATTTGTCGTTACTTAATGAACTGTTTACTGGCACTCCCATGTTTAGATATAATCGTCATCAAGACAAATTATTTCTTGATATTACGTGGGGCACGGACGCTGATATAGATGATTTTATTGTTGTTGAAGTAGATAAAATTGTTGATCCGGCCACATATACAGATGTTTGGGGTGATATGTTTCTCAAAAGATACAATACTGCATTGATGAAACAGCAATGGGGTCAAAATCTTATTAAGTTTGAAGGTCTGCAACTCCCAGGTGGTGTAACAATGAACGGTAGACAAATGTATGATGATGCAAAAGAAGAACTAGATAAGATTGGTGAAGAGATGCAATTACGATATGAATTACCTGTAGATCATCTAATAGGATAATAAATGGCAACAAACCCATATTTTAATAATTTTAATTCAAAAGCAGATCAAGGATTAATCGAAGATTTATTTATTGAGTCCATTAAAATGTTTGGACAAGATATGTATTATATTCCTCGCACATTGGTTAATGAAGATACACTAATGGGTGACGATTCATATTCTGAATTTAACGATGCTCGATTAATTGAAATTTATATTAAGGATGTAGATGGATTTTCTGGTGAAACGGATGTTATTTCTCGATTTGGTTTAGAAATTCATGATGAAATTACGTTTACTGTAGCAGTACGAAGATACAGAGAACTAGGCTTTACTACAACAGCAGATGTTGCAGATGGTAGAGATAGAATTCCAAAAGAAGGAGATTTGATTTTCTTTCCAATGGTTGGAGGACTGTTTCAGATTATAACAGTAGCAGATCAACCATACGGCGATATATTTTATCAAACAGGATCACTTCAGGGATATGATATGAAGTGTATTCTCTTTGAATATTCTGATCAAAAATTTAATACTGGTATTGAAGACATTGATAAAATTGAAAGATTGCATTCCTATTCAGTTGATTTTACAATGGGTGCCGGAACTGGAACTTATAATGTTGATGAAGAGGTATATCAAGGAACTTACGCAACAACAGACTATAAAGCTGAAGTTGCAGAATGGACTGCGGCAACTAAAGTATTAAGGCTCATGAATATGACCAAAAATTTTGATGGTACTGTGAATATTGTGGGTAAAGATTCTGGAGCATCTTATGCGATAACATCTTTCGATATGCAGGATAGTTCTACTGATACTCAAGCTTCAAATGCATTGATAGAACAAGAAGCCGATGCAATTATTGATTTCACAGAAGGTAATCCATTCGGGAGTCTATAATGCTTGGAACAACTTATTATCACCAAACAATTAGAAAATATGTAGCTGTTTTTGGTACTTTATTTAATGATATTAATGTAGTGCGTAGAGATGCGAGTGATGTTATAAAAGAACAAATAAAAGTTCCTATTGCATATTCTCCAAGAGACAGATGGATTCTTAGATTAAGGAGAGCACGTGGAGTAAGTGGAACAGATGAAGCCGTTGCAATGTCTTTACCACGAATGGGATTTGACCTTACAGGAATTACATATGATGGAACTAGAAAATTAAATACAATGGGTCAAGTTTATTCCGCCAATACTGCGGCAGGAAATAGTTCTCTTATGAAACAGTATAATCCTGTACCATATAATTTTGATTTCAGTTTGTATTCAATGGTTAGTAATGCAGAAGATGGAGCTCAAATTTTTGAACAAATTGTACCATTTTTTACTCCAGAATTTACGGTAACGGTGAACTTAATTCCATCAATGAACATTGCTCCAGATGTTACTATGGTCTTAGGTGGTGTCCAGATTGAAGATAATTATCAGGGAGACTTCAGCACAACCAGAGAAATTATTTGGACATTAAATTTTACCATGAAGGGATATGTTTATCCAGATGTGAAAACTGGATCGGTTGTTAAAACTGTTATTGTTAATCTCAGAATGCCAGGTGAT